CTATATCATCAACAAACACTTCCAAGTATTTTTACCAACTATACCATCTACTTGTAATCCATTATCTTGTTGAAATTTCTTAATTGCCTTTTGGGTGTTATCTCCATTTATACCATCTATACTTCCACAATTATAACCTAAATTATTTAATCTTTCTTGAACTAAAGCAGTAATTTTCCCTTTAGATTTATTTGATAATTGCGGACAGCTGGCTAATGTTACTTTACCTGCAATACCATCAACCTTTTGATTACTAAAACCCTGCTTGTTACATTCTAACTGTAAACAAGCAATCCAGTTATTAACAATATTTTCTTGTAGATATTCAATGTAAGGACTTTTACCATGTTTTAACCATTTTCTTTTTTTAGCACCATTAACAATATTAGCACAAGTACTGATCTGTACACCATTATCCCAGTTAGGTGTAGCTTCAACAACCTTTCCATCACCAATATAAATCCCCATATGTCCTTTTATCCATACAACTTCACCTGGCATAATATTACTAAAATCATTGCTTATATCTAAACAATTTGAAATGATTGTATCTGCATTTTGATCTAATACTCCATTTGATGCATATTTACCATTTTCAGGATAACCCCATAAAATTCCTTTTAACAAACCACTACAATCCCATTGTCTTTTACCATTAATCGTTTTATTTCCAAATGTTCCTAGTTTATATATTGTAGCACTATTAGCTATTTCTTTTACTTTTTCTACTAATTGTTCTGCTGTCATTATCATCTTATTTATTTTCCTCATTAATTATTTTATCTGCCACTTCTAGCCCTTTTGTTAAAATATTAGGTATGTTATAACCTGTTTCTACTAAATTTTCTATAATACTTCTAAGTTCGTTTATTGTTAGTGAAGCTAATACAAACCACCCTAATAAAGTAGTAATCCCTAAATCAATTCCTAAAGTATTTCCTATTTCAATAAACAAAACTGATGCCAAAAATGAAACCATAACCATAATCCAATATCCTAATTTTTTTAAAACACCAATTAATCCTGCTGTCGAATTTACTTTATTAGCCATTTTAGCTTTCATCCAGCCAGTAATATAATCAACAATATTAAATAACAAAAAGACTGCAAACAAAATCCAATGTTCTCCAAAAATCATACTAAAAAACGCAATAACAGCACCTATAACAGCATCCTTTAAAGTAATCGCTTGATTACTTTGGATAATCTTTGTAATTATCATCGTTACACCTCCTATCTTATATATACTCGTACCAATGCACCAGCAGAGCTTTTGATAACATAACTATTTTCTCCTATTTTATTTAATCCACCTCGATACGTAGTACTATAAAAAACCTGATGATATCCATCACTATCAGATGAATTATAATCCAAATGACTTGAAGGGATTACAGTACTTGCTAAAACACGCTGATTATCTGATGCAAGACCATTTGGACCAACTGTTAGTAATATTTCATTAAATGGTTTTTCTATTCTTATTGTTGTATCTTTACCAGCATTACCATATCCTATCATCTCCCATTTATATAAATCATTCATGATTTTAGCAATATCTTTTCCTTCCACCTGTAAGGGTCCACCGACTTCAGGATTATAGAATGCACCAAATGCTACACCATTTCTATGTATAGCCATATTAGGTATACCGCTTGATAAAATAGTAGTTTTTTCTGCACTAACTAATTTATCTGTAATAACTAATTTAAAATCATAATTCTTGCTTGTATCAAAACCACTAGCTTCTAAATCACCTTTGATTTCATATTCTCCATTAAATTCATCAGAATGAAAAACCTTTGGAGTAATATCTGTAAAGCCTTGTATCCATGTACTAGCTCCCTGTTGTTTATAATAATATTGTGCAGTTACACCATTGCTTGCTTTTCCAAAAGTATTGTTCCAAAAAATTCCTTTGTAACTTAGCGTAACATTAGAACCAATACCACCTTTTAAACGACTTAAAGATAATGTCGTAATTACTGGTAGCGTATACTGTCTATAATCACTTATGTTTAATATCTTCTCAACTGTGTTTCCACGTGAATCTTCTACATAAACCTTAATTATACTATCACTTACATTTTCTATTTCAAATATTCCTTCATCAGGTTTTGTTACTACCTTATCTCCAATGATTACTTTATACTGCTTAATCATTGCTTCTTTTACCGGAGTTGCTTTTGGAACTGTTACTGCTATACTACTGTACCCTTTTATAACTGTATCAGTATTTACTAAATCAAGGTGATTTGTACTTTGCCATGTTGGTGTGCCTGTCATTGGCATTGGATCTTTGATAATAAAAGTTCTGTCATGGAAGCTCGCCCATGTTGTCCCGTTGCTATATAACCCAATACGAATAGTACAGCTGTTGCCTTTACATGCCTGACGCAACTGTTTACGCTCTGCCTCAGATAAATCCCATGTATATCTTCCTCCAGTATGTCTAAAAGTACGTTCACATAAATGCGGTCCATTTGGATTTGGCTCGAGCCAGGCTTTTAACTCCCAATTTGCTGGATTAGTATAATCAAACCATGGATTTTCTTCATCATTGAAACTTGCTGGCAGATTAGTAATATGGGCTTGTCTTGGGATAGTTGGCAGTGACCATGATGTCGACACATCTTCATTTACTGAACTTGTATATATTGCTGCTATAACATGTGCCCCAAAAGAAGCATTTCCATTAACATCATGTTGAATGGTTTTATATCCATTTGCTAGATCACCTTTATATCTTTTTGTTCTACTATTACTGTTTACTAAAACTTCTCCAAATGCATCTGTATAGTCTCTATGATGATAATAATATGATGATGAACCACCTACAACTGTAACACGCCAGTATATAGTAGATGTATTGCTTGCGATATCCTGACTTACCAGAGCCCATGCAAACTCTAAATACCGTCCCTGATATCCTCCACCGCCTAATACTCCGCTATTCGCCATTGTCTATTACCTCCACTTCATTAGAATTGATTCTGTTGATAACTGTCTGATCATTAATATCTTGAATCAGCAAATTTACTATTGTTGCTTTATTTTTAATAACAGCAGCATTTGCTACAAGTCCCTCATCATCAAATGTCGCGATATATTCACCCTGTTTATTCATAAATCCAATAATATCTGCATTTGCAACAAACACTACATCTGTTCCACTGCTGGATATACGAATACCACGTCCAATTTGAACTGTATCAGACCATGTTTCATTCGGGTTTAGAGTCCATTCCATTTTTTCATCACCCTTGTTTAACATTAGATTGATTATAGGGCATGAGTTATCTGTATCTGATACAAACTCTATTTCTACTGAATTAGTAGTAACTGTAAACGTATGCTTGAATTCTGTATAATCACTGTTGGATAATAATATCTCTTCACCATTAACAGTAACTTTAATATTAGCCAAATTAATAAGTTTTTTATAGATAAATGACAATGTATATGTTCCATTGATAACCTGAATATACTGTTTTAGACTGCCATTTTTTAATAAAAGTGCATAACCATACATATTTCTTATACGAGTTTCAGAAGTTGAGTCAACATTAAAATCCCCTTCCCAAGAATCATCATTAAAACAGCCGATTGAATCTCTAATAAGATTATTACCACCAGTTGTTTTTAAAGTATTAGTTAATCCATCCAACCCTAGAACCATATTTTCTACTGTTTCTTTTAAACTTACTTCTTCACCATCAACCTCAATAGTTAAATCTTTTACTAAAGCATCTATTCTTCCTAATTCTAAATCTAAAGAAGTATTTAGACTTGATATTTCACCCTTCATGAAATTGATAGTACCTGTATAATCACTTATAGGAATCCAGTTATTTTGGTCATAGACTTTTAATATATTAGGATGATTAGAAGTATCAAGCCATTTCATATCATCAATAGGATTTTCGGGTTCAATATCACTAATAAAAATATTATTATTATTTTTATATTCCTCAAATGCAGTTATTTTTAATTCACCCTGTTCATTTAAATAGAAACTTGGTTTACTAATATTACCTCTACTATCTCTCTTACCTATCTTAATAACACCACTTCGTAAATCAAGTTCAAACATTTCACCTTCTAATGACCCAGTAGTAATAGCATTAGCATTAAAATTACCATTCATATCAAAAGCAATATTTTTAAATGTTTTACCACCATTTTCGCTATAACCTAAACCACCTGATGTAAATTTCCATAACTTTGTATATTGTTCTAAAGTAGGAGTATTCATGATTGTCCAGCCACTAGGCTTACCATCATCATTTACATCAATAATTAAATTACCACCATGCATCCCTAAAATAGTTTCACTACTGTGTTTAAAAGCATTTGTTAGTGTATTATAAAGCTTATTTAATTTAATTTCTGTAGGACTAGATGTATTCATAACTACATCATTTTCCAACTTTCCAACACATTCTATTTCACTACTAAAACCACCATCTAACATTAATGTTTGTTTCGTTACTACAATATTTTTATCTATATATCTAATTACATCACTATTTTCAATACTTGGATTACCACGCCATTTAAAAGTACATGGCTGATAGCTAAATCCTTCAATCTTTAAAAAGATTTTATCAAGTAATTCCTGAGTCATATATGGGTTAGCAAAACTTATTCCTTTACCAGATCCACATGTGTATGTATGTTCTTCATCACCACTAGTCAATGAATTAATAATAAACTCACTCTCTAAAGTTTCCTGATAACTACCTTGATAAATTAATCCCTCATTAATCATTAGATTAGTATCTTTATACCAATAAAACTCTAATTCATTAAAACGATTAATTCTTGCATTACATCCCATTAAACCAGCTAAATATCCAAGTAACTCTTTACATGAAATATTTTCATAATAATGATCAATAACTATATATCTATAGTCACCTAAATCAATTTTTGCCAACTTTACATTACATTGCCTTAAAAGATCATATAATACCTCAGTAAACACTGTTTCATCATTAAAAACAATTTCTGGTTCATATATATCATCAAACCTCTTCATAGCATCATAACCATTCAATTTAATCAAATACTCTTCACGAACTACTTCATTTACAATATATGTTCCTAAATCAATCCACTCAATTTTATCACCCAGCTTCAAACCACTTTTAATCACTACTTTTGCCTGTTCAAAAGAAATAATTTCTTCAGGAATAAACATTTCCAATTCAAATGCATTACTACAAACATCTCCAATTGAAACCATTTCACCACTACAACTAATCTCTTCTATCTTAATCCCTTTAAGATACTTACTATCAATTTCCTGATCATTAATAATAACTTTAGTTACAAACTCCCGCATTGGAGAAACAATCGCATTTTTATATTCATCGCTTATATTCAACATAAACTATTCCCCCTAACGTTCTATAAATTCTATTGCAAGCCCTTGCCATAACCACTCATTAGCATCTTTATCAAAGCAGTACACTGGAACAGTTCGATCACTAACATAAACATTCATTGTTACATTCTTACCCTCTTTAGGATCAGGATACGTAATATCAAAGAATATTGGTTCAATTGCTTTTAATATCCTTGACATTTCACTTGTAAGCATAGGTGGGAAAGTAACGGAAAGCTTACGCTTTACCGTTATTCGATCCCTAAACATATCACCTAATACATTTCTTCCTGATCCTTCACTACTATCCAAATCAGATTCTTGCCACTCCAATGAACTTGGATTAACAGACAAATCTTTTCCTATTTTTAATATTTCCATTTCATACACCTCCTCCTATATTAATAATGGACTTCTACCAGTTTGCATAACTTCTCTATTATGAGCATTAATTACCTGTTTAGCCACTTGTTTTCCATCAACTTGGAAAACAGCAGTAACTGTAGTATTAGCACGATGATTTCTTGACATAGCACTAACCATAGCATTATAAACACCAGAACTAATACCAGAAACTATTTGATCATTATTAGCAACAGCAGTCTTACCATTGATTCGTCCTACTAACTCTGGACCAGCTTCCCTAGCTATGAACAATTCACCAGTATCTGGGAATCCACCATTAGCAAATTCCTTACCGTTTTTAACTTTATTTTCTAATGATTTTATCGCCACACTTATAACCGCATTCATTCCAAGAGGTAATTTCAAACTTTCTACTTTTCCTTTTGCGATAGTTATCATATCTAATATAGCTTTTTCTCCAGGTCCTTCTGCTCCAAATACTAATTTTAGTTTAGCTCCTAGTACCAGCCCCTCCATTTCATTAATAATTTCCTTTGTCTCATCTGTGACTTTTCCATCATTATCATCTAGGCTTTTTGCCAATTTTTGACATAATTCTACACCGCCTTCAATACCACTATCCCTTAAAATAGTAATCATATCAGTTAGTCTAGATCTTGTTTGCTCATTCATATTAGAGTAGCCATCAGATAATTCATTATTTAATGTCGAAATCGTATCATCAAATATTTGTATTTTTTTCAATCCCCTTATTTTTCCAAATTTCACATTGCTCATTTAATATACCCTCTTGAGTACTATTAAGTTCAATTCCTGATTCTTTTAATTTTGTTAAAAGAGTTTCTGTATTTAAAGCTTGAATTTCTTCTTTAGTTGTTGCATTTCCTACCCAATTTAGTATTTCTTTATTTAAAATTTCTTGTTCCTTTTCATTAAATGCATCACTATTTTCTACTAACTGGGTAAGCATATTATCAAAACCTAATTTTTGTAATTTTTCCTTATTTTTGATATTTTGCTCATAATTACTATACTGTTTTTTCCATTCTTCTAGTTCCTCCTCAGTTAAAGTAACACCTTTTTTTTCTAATGTTTGAATCATTTCATCAAACGATTTATCAAATGCTGCTGCCTTATCAAAACATTGTTGTCTAATCAAATCTGTAGTTTTAGTATTTAATTCAATTTCTTCACTTGAATCATCTAATCCATTTTTTAAATGTTCATCATATTGACGATCTAAATCAACTAAAGCTTCACCAAGACTTTTCCAACTGGATGTTCCTCTTTCACCTATTTTTGTATACAGCTCAGCATGTAATTTAGCAGTTGCATCAATATTACCATCCAAAGATTCATAAGAATAGCTACACATATTAATCATCTTTTCATTTGCAGCAAATTGACTTTGTGTATCATAAAGAATTTTTTCTTGTTCCTCTAACTTTTTATTTGCTTTCGCTACTTCTTCTTCATATTTTCTTGCATTTATACCATTACCATTCTTTGCTTTTTGGTAACGTTCCTCTGCAGCAGCAACTGCATCAACTGCATCGTTATAATCTTTTTCTGCAGCTGTTAATTTAGCTTGATATTCAACACGATTTTTTAATGCTTCTGCAGCATCTTTTTCATAAGATTCAAGTATTGCTCTTCTTTCTAATTCTTTAATACCTGCTTTTATTGCATCAGCATTTTCCTGAACATTTTTAGTATTATCTTTCCATGCAATTTTCCCATCTTCAGTAATACTAACACTATTAGGTAGTACATCATTTATTTGTTCTACTAAATATTTAGCTTTTTCAAGATTAGTAGCATAACCACCTTCACCAGTTAATTTAACTAATTCATCTACTTGTCTAAGAGTAAAACCATAATCAGTTTGAATTGATTTTGTATTTTCAATCATTGATTGTGAATTCTTTTTCAATTCTTCGGTATTTTCACGTAATGCTTCCCTTTTTTTATTTAATTTTTCTACATACTTATCTGTTTTATCAGCTGCTTCATCAGTACCTGTAATCAATGATCCTATTACTGTCACTACACCTGTTACTACTGCAATCAAAGATAAATATGGAGCAATACTTGATATAATAGTACTTAAATTTATAAGTACTGGGGCTAATGCACCACCACTCTCTGCAATTGCACTTAATCCTGATCCTATATCTTTCAAATCTTTTATTACTGATACTACATTTGAGACATCTCCTATAATATTACTGATTGGATTTTTACTTTGTTCACTACATGTTTCATTTATTTTTTTTAATTCACCATCTATATTAGATAATAATTTACACATATTTTCTAATTCCTGTGTTGAATTAATAAGATTTTTATATAATGTGTCATCCATAAACACACCTCCTTTATAATATTTATTTATTTTTATGCCTTCCTAGTTTATAATTTACTTATAATAATTGAGGAGGGATTTGTATGAAATTGTTTCGTTCAGAAAACGAGGTACTTCAAGATGATAAAGAAAAACAACAAATAGAAAAAGAAAAACAACAGCTAGAAAAAGAAAAACAAGAAGCAGAAAAAAAATTAAGAGAATTTTATAAAGATATTGATTTTATCAATTCTAAAGAGGAAATAGAGTTTTTAGAAAAAACAAGAAATTTTTCAAAATTATCAGGCAAACATTTTTATACTCCAGATCTTTCATCAGGTGAATTTAGAACCTATTATGCCGTTGCTGCTTCAGTATTTCTTGATTTTTATATTTTAGATCAATTATCTAATAGTAGAAAAAGCATTGATACTTTGGTAAAACAAAATAAAGAATTAAATGCTAAATTGGAGGATAAACTTGATACACTAATCGAACAAAACAAAGAATTAAATAATAAATTTGATCAATTAATTGAAATCTTAAAATCTAAATAGCTATTTATTAAAAGTAGTTCTACTTTATTGAAGTTAGTTTCTAACTTCAACTTTATTGTAAAGTAGAAACCTCTAAAAGATTCGCTACCATTTATAATTAAGCAAATTATTTTAAAATATAAAAGCATCTATAAAACAGCTCCATGATTGCTGAATGATAGATGCTTTCATATTCTTATTTATTAATAATACTTATATTAATAGCTATATAGAATAATAATCTAAGGCTAAGCATTTTTTTACCTCATCTTTTTTTAATGAAACCTTAAATACTTCATGTTATAATTATTTAATAAACTATATTAATGAAAGAGAGTGATACTAATATGTACAAAATAAAATTAGGCGCTTTTAGTGAACTAGAGGTTAGAGAAAAAACTATTTACATTCGCAAAGGTGAGAGACATGAATTTCCTTTTGAAGAACTTGAATCTGTTGCCTTTTGGGAATACAGAAATAGCAAAAAAGGCTGGTTATTTTTTAAATTTATTAACAAAAAAGAATATTTATCGTCTCTTTTTATGCCCAAACATAATGAAATTTGCCATGATATATACAAATTTTTACTCCCATATACCCACCGTTTAATCGTAAATGATGATGATAAAATATTAACTGTTTATCCTAAATCAAAAAATAATAGTAATTCAATAAATATAAACTTTAGTAATATTAACAGTTTTGAACTTATTCAAAATGAAACTAAAATAATCTCTGGCAGCTATATTGAAGCACTTGCTGGAAAAGCAATTCTTGGTGATACAGGTGCAATTATTGGAGCAATGGGAGCGCCTAGACTAGAAACTACAACCATTAGAGATTTACGTATTAAACTTAATCTTAATTCATTTGAACAACCTCATATATATATAAGTTATATTCAAAAAAATGATGAGAAAAAGGATGAGCTGACAGAAATGATGGTAGAGCAATGCCAAAAAGATTTATCTATTCTTGAAAATATTTGCTGTATGAATTCTAAAAATAATACTGCTCCCGATGATAATTCCATCCCATTAGAAGAACTAAAGAAATTACATGAATTATTACAAATAGGAATAATAACTCAAGAAGAATTTGATACTAAAAAGAAACAGTTATTAGGATTATAATAATTATTCAGGAATGCACTTTTGTACATTCTTTTTTTATTCCTGATAACATTTAATAATCCTATTTATATATTGTAAAATAAAAATTTCTAAAAGAGTCACAACATATTTATAAGCATTTATTTTTACACCTTCTTAGTTTATAATCTACTTATGATAGTTGAGGAGGGATTTGTATGAAACTATTTCGTTCAGAAAACGAGATACTACAAAAGGATAAAGAGAAGCAACTGCTAGAAAAAGAAAGACAAGAAGCAGAAAAAAAATTAAGAGAATTTTATAAAGATATTAATTTTACCAATTCTGAAGAGGACATAAAGTTTTTAGAAAAAACAAGAAACTTTTCAAAATTATTAGGTAAGCAATTATATACCCCTGATCTTCCATCGAGTGAACTTAAAACCAGTTATGCTGTTACTGCTTCTTTATTTCTTGATTTTTATATTTTAAATCAATTATCCAGCAGTAGAAAAAGCATTGATACTTTGGTAGAACAAAATAAAGAATTAAACAATAAATTTGATATGTTAATTAATCAAAACAAAGAATTAGAAAACAAATTCAATACATTAATTGAACAAAATAAAGAATTAAATGATAAATTTGATACATTAATAGAGACCTTAAAATCTAAATAACTATTTATAGTTAAATAAATTATTTTATTAATCAATTTAGTATTACTTTACTATTTTCAACTATATTTAACATATTATCCCGTTTTATAGTGAATTTATCAAAACAATAAGTATAATTATAGGAAGAAATAATAAATGAAAAAACTACTTAGTTTATTATTTTGCTTTAGAATCACTAATATAACTAGATGTGATAGTAGTGAAAGCTCTTAACTTAATGGCATATCTGATGAAGCATATAAAGTTAGATTAAAAGTTTTAAAATTAACTGATAATTCTTTAGCTGGTGATAATTCAGCTGATGTTTCAATTAGTCAAGATATAATAAGAATTAAATATTAGTTTTGCTTCAGTTTAAAATGTAAGAGATGATATTACTGAAGATTTTTAAGAAAAATAAATCCTATTTTTCTTAAAAATCCCCCATGAATTTACATGGAGGACTTTTTTTATTTCTTTAAATCATTAGTAGTCATATGATGTTTTTCTAATACTCCATCATACCATTTTTTAATTTCTTTAACTGCTTTTATATCTTCTTGTGTCATTTCTCCTTGTATAACTTCATTTGTTTCAAAGTTATAAATAGAATTAGATTGTTTTTGATTATAACCACCTGCATTAGCTTCTGGTAAATACATATAACCAGTACTACTAATAAAATCATATGTTCTAGGAATTGCATATACGATATCATTCTTTACTAAAATACAATATTTCTTATCTTTTATCATGATACTTGTATTATCAACTTCTTTAACTTCTAAATCATAACCAAAAACATAATCTAGATAATCTACACCTGTCAAGTTATCTTTTAGATATTTTGAAAAATCTTTTTTAGCAATCATATCTTTACACCAGCCACTAAATTCTTCATAAGTTACATCCATTTCATCTAATGACTTATCTAACTGCTCTCTTATTTTTTCATCAACATCCTCATATTCAAAATCTTTATTACTTGATAATTCAGTATTTTTATATACCTCTACACTTGATTCTTCATCTACAGAATAATAACATAATCTGTCAGCAGTGGCTCTATTTTTTTCCCTATCATACTGAAAAAACATATCAAAACTCTCACCATTTAATTCAAAATAATATGCTCCACCATTTAAATGCAATGATACCTTTTCCTCTTTAAAACCAAATTCTTCAAAAGTATCAACTACATCATAATAATTCTTCACCTCTCTTTTACTACCACATCCACATAATAATAAAACACAGCACATCCCTAATATAAACTTTTTCATGTTTTTCCCTTCCTTTCATACTAATTATATCAAACATTTAATCTAACTACTAATAATATATATTTTAAAATATTTGTAATCTCTTCTAAATATTAAACATGATAAAAGGAATGTTATTTTAAACATTCCTTCATACTTATTTATATGCATTAACCCAATTTTCCATCCATACCTTTGCTTTCGCACGTTCACGTTCAACTGTTTTTTCATGATCTTCTTCTAGTTGCTTTTGATTGATAGGATAGGGTTTTGAGGTATAGGAAGCAGCTTGTTGACCAGCTTTACGACAGAATGCATTATATATTGATGTGCTAATAGCATCATAAATATACATTCCTTGAAGCCATAACTGATTATTATCTCGCTCATTTTTTATATCATAAGCTTTTCGATAAACTGTAGCTAAAGTAACATCTTGATTATAAAACTGATCAATACTCATTCCAATACTTATATAAAAGGGTAATACTTCTTTGAATATTTCTGTATATGATTTATTTTGTGTGGAAAGTTCTTCTTCTAGAAATTGGCTTTCCACTTGATGGCGTTTTTTGAGGTATTATCCTCAAATAGGGTATTTAAAGTATCCATTGCCATTGTACTTAATTTATTGTACATATCATTTTTATCAGTAAATAATTCAAAAATTTCTTCAACCAATATTTTTGAAATTCTTTTATGGTGTGCAAAGAAGGCATATTGAAATAATTTAGGTAAAATAGTTACTGGTTTTTTATCTAATTGAGCCAATACTATTCCATCTGCTTCCATCTTTTCTAATGTTTTTCTTGTATATTCAAGGGTGTAATCTACATCCTTATATGTAAAATTAATTACCTTAGCCACGTTTATTTCCTCCTAAAAATTATTCTGTTTTTGCTTGCCAAGTTGGGGCATTTGTTGGTGTGATATATAAGTTAGTTTCTAATACACTATTAACTGCCATAGCTGGTAATCCCATTGCACTAGGTTGTCCTGTAAAGAAAACTGATTTTTCTAATCCTGGATGTTTGATTTCAAACCAAACTGCTTTACCGCTTGCTTTAGCTGTTTTATAAGCTTCAACTAAAGTAGTCCATGCTTCTTCTAATTCAGTAGTAAAGTTAGCTAGAAAAGCTAAAGCTCCACCTAAGTCTTTTAAACCTTCTACATATGTTTTAAACTCAGTTTGACTTAAATCAGTTGTTTCTAATGTTTCAGGAGATGGATTCATCTCTGGTACTGATTTAATGCTAGGAATTTTAATATATCCTGTTGTTGGTCTTGTTCCTGCAGTAGCTTCTACTGCATAATTCACTGTTACACCTGCTGTACTCATTGCAATTGCTGACATTTGTATGTCCTCCTTATTTTGTTATTAATTTTTCATACTTTGCTAATCTTCTAATATCATTAATTTCTTTGTCTTCAATCAAACCTTGCTGGATTCGTAAATAGCCAAACTCATTCATCTGTTCATCAATAATCATTAAAATTGCTTTAACATCACTCATTCCTGATTCATGTGAATTTGCTACTTCAAATTCAAACACTTCATTACAAACACTCTCTATCTGATCAAATGTACTGTATTGAGATAATACTGAATTATTAGTTAAAACAATTGAAACAGCTGGATATTTAGTTTGATTAATAGACAACTTTTGATTAGTAATTTGTGCATCTAAGTATTTCTCTTTGATTTTATTACTTATCTGCATATAAATCTGTTGTTCATTATCGCTCATTTATTGAACACCTCCTTTACACTTTTACCCTTTTTTTGAAGTTATCTCCTAACTTCATTTATATTGTAAAATAAAAAAGCATAAAAGATTCGCAACCTCTTATACAGAAAAGATTAAAGTATTAATTCTTCTAAATTTAAAAATTTCAATAAATATAAATATCTATAAATTCCCATCATATTTTAATCTAATGATTATTTATCAAAGAAATTAAAAAACATAGGTAAGATAAAAGGCTGTATGATAAAATTCATTTTATCAACAGCCTAATATATTTTCTAACTATCTTTTTTTATTTGATCCAACATTTTCTTTAAAATTATATTAATCTTATTTCTAAGACCACTATCACTATAAAAGTATTTTCTAGCTACTCTTTCTATAGAATCATTTTTATATATTAATGTATCATTAATAATATTTATTTCTTCATCAGTTAATTTAGAATCTTCAATAATCTTGTCAACTACTTGTATGCAACTACTAATTATTTCTTCTTTTTCTGAATCACTAAAAATTACTAATTCTTTTTTCCAAGAAGTATATAATTGTAATAAACACTTCAAAATTTCAATTTCATTTTTCTCTTCTCTATTAAATTTAATATTCCCCACGGCTAATTCCCCACACTTTCTTAATTATTTTTCTTAAATCGGAGTAATACTTATCTTCACTAACATTTAAACTATTCAGCAATTCCTTTTTTGAATATTATTTGAAAAATGATTTAATAAATATATGTATTCATCCTCTTCTAAATCAGCTAAAATATTTTGGTAATAATATAAATACTTTTTCAATATTTCTCCAAAATCATTATTTGGAAACATCTCTTTTTGTTTAATTAAAATAAATAATTTTACTTCTGTATTAGTAATTTTAAATTCATCCTTATGTCCTCTCTATTATTATTATAATTGGTGAATCAAGGAAAGATTTACTCCCTTTTATTAATTATCTTACTCACCTCCATATCCAGTGACTTTTATCCTATTAATCCTATCACCAACTTATATTTTATAATATTTTAAAAATTCATGTTTTACAAAATCCACTTTTAACATCCATAAAAACGGATTTAAAATCAAAAAGTATAATTTCTTTTTTTATATCATAACACATATAGTGATGATTATGATTTTTTAGACCATTTAAGTGTATATTTCGATTTTTCATTAAATATTATCCTATAATACATAAGAGGTGGTATTGTGTCGACAATAACTGGAGAAAGAATATCATATTTAAGATATGAGAAAGATTTAACTAGAGATGAATTATCAAAAATTATTAATGTCAGCAAAAGAACAATTGTTGCTTATGAACAAGGAACCAGAGAACCAAGTCTTAAAACATTACGATTATTAGTTGAATATTTTAATGTTTCAGCTGATTATATACTTGGTTATACAAATAAACCCTATTGCTTAGACACAATTTTAAAAGAGGAAAAATCTTTTATCATACTCCCTAAAACTATCCAAGAATCACAAACTAAATATAATTCTATTAATGATTATATTAGCTTTATAGCAAACAAAGAAGATTAA